AGTTTAAAGACCATAGACCAAATATTCCCGAAAGATATTAATGTTAGCATTTCTATTCACAGCAGCAGGATTTCTTAACCTGTTGTTTTACATCTTTGCAATCGGTTTTGTAATCTCATTACTGTTGGAGCAGTATCTTAAAGTCAGACCTTTATCTCCTGACACGACAATGAATGAGAGAAACATGTTTATTGTGCAGAGTAATAGAAAGTATTGTTGGCGACAAGCATGGATAACCAACATTTACTGGTTTTTGTGTAATGTAGGTTTATATGTTATATCAAGGAATATGGCAACACCGACAGATAATTTTTGGAACGGAATATGATTTTCTGGATTGGATTTACCCTCATGGTCTTAAATGAGGGTTTTGTTATGATGAGGCATGTATCTCCTTTCTTTGATAACCTAAGAAAGAAGGTAATTAAGAATTTGGGCGAGAATCGGTGGTATCGTCTTCATGGCACTCTAGATTACACTTGGATAGCTCTCGTAACACTAGGATTAATAATAAACTCCTACAGATTAATGCACTTGCTTTTTGTGATTGCATTCTGGGTGTTGTCTTATTGTATTTTTTACTTACCAAGGAAACTTAATAACCGCCATAACCTCCATAACCACCACTAGACCCACTACTTCCACTACTTCCGCTACTTCCACTGCTACTGCTACTGGAAGATGAAGAAGACGACTCTGACGCTGTTTCTGTAATCGCTGTATTACTGGAAGCAGCGTTTCCTGTTGATGATACCTGAGTTTCAGTAGTTGTTACTGTTGTGCTACCATCTGCAAGTTGCTGTCCTTCCTCAATAGTTGCACCTGAGGTATCAACCGTAATATTTCCAAAGTCTTGTTGGACTGCAAAGTCGACAGATGGGGTTTGACCGATATTTGTGGAATATGTAGGTTTGACAGGTATAAAGTTTTCTTTGATAGCATCTGTAGTTTTCTTGAAACCTGTATTATCGTCAACTTCTCTAGAATCCTCATATTGCACAAGTGTCTGGAATTCTTCTAAGAATGTAGTTAAGAATGGTCTGCGTAATATGTAAATATTGCGTTTGTAGTCATTTTGCTTTGCCTCATACTCATAATTTGTAATTGGTTGAATCAACTCTGATGGAGGGACTACTGTGCCATCGGGACGTCTATATGTGAAATTATGTGGCACTGTTAGACCTTCTCTCAATATAACATTACCATGTCCATCTTTTACTTCCATAGATTCATGGTGATGTATTCCTTCTGCTGAGGGATACTTACTAACGCAATAATTATATAATTCATCCTCAGTCATAGGCCACTCATCATATAAGTTGATAATATTGTTTGTCATCATGATAACCCAATCATATTCTGGGTCACCATAAAATTTCTGACTTACGGAATCAGGTCTTTCGTTGTTTCCTATAGTATATTGAGTAAAACCAGTAATAAAACCTTCAACATCGTCTCTTATCTTAACTCTACGGAATAGATTTTTTACCAATACATATGGGTCAACGTTATTCTGACGGTAAGTTGATGTCCTTACATATACATTGGGTAAATATGAAAAATAATTACTCATGATTTTTCTCCTCTAGTATTGTATCCATAACTCTGACGAGTAAGTAGAGATGTTTCTTTGAATGATAAACTCATATTATATGCTACAGGACCGAAGTCATATGTGCTATTCAAGGGGTCATTTGTCTTAAGGGACGCATACGGTCCGTATGGTGATAAATCCACTTCCATGTTAGACAATACCATTTTGGATGGGAATTGCATCAATTTCTGTAAGACACCCTTATTTGTTGACCCACCAGTAGCAGGATATAAGGTTTCATTCTCCTCACTAGACACAAGTCTTACTATTTCAATTTTGAAGTAATCAGGTATAGTCAACCACATACTGTCATCCTTACCTGGTAACATAGCAACACGAAATGTCTCTATTATATTAAGGACAGTCTCTACATCAGATGCATTCTTAGGTGCAAACAAGAAATCAAACTTATGGTCTCTAAACTCTACACCTTGGAATATAGTCTCTTCATATGGGTTAAATACCTTTCCTGTAGTTAACGCTGCTAAGTCATTTGAGTTTAATTGACCGCCACCACCAAATTTCAGCACTTTGTTGATAACATCAGCACCTATTCCAAACCCTGCTACAGATTTTCCAGACTCTGCCATTTTCTTGACAGTATCACCAAAAGAGTCTCCAATACCACCTGATGCTATAGCTTCTGATGCTGCTCCGACTGCACCTACACCCAAAGGTCCTAACTTTACACCGTTATATTTTGCTTGATATCCTTCTCTGAGTTTATTTGGAAGATATAGATATACACTCTTCTTTACCTTATCGTTGTTTGCTAAATTCTTTTTAGAGTTATTATAACTACTATTATTACCCTCTTTAGGGTCATAAATAGTTATCTTAAGGTAGTCGACTACCTCAGTCCCATTTGCCTTATCTCTTGATATTGCATCTTGTGCTGATGATGAGTTAGCACCATAGGGCTTACTACGAGGGAACACAAGGGTTTCTCCTCCTCCCCCCATCTTTGCTCCATACGGATTTGCCCAAGTACCTAATGCCATTTTGTTATTTATGTCTTATTCGGGAAAATACAAACCAACCAATAGATTCAAATACAAAGGAGACCCGACTAACATTATTTATAGGAGTTTATGGGAAAGAAAGTTTATGGTCTGGTGCGACAAGAACGAAAACGTAATAGAGTGGGGAAGTGAAGAAATCGTTATACCTTATATCAGTCCTGTCGATAGGCGGGTTCATCGCTATTTCCCAGACTTTTATGTCAGAGCAAGGACTAAAACTGGGAGGACAGAGAAGTTTGTTATTGAGGTCAAGCCTCATAAGCAGACGTCACCTCCCAAAAAACAACGCAGAGTTACAAAGAAATATCTAACAGAAGTTAAGACATACTGTGTAAACGAGGCAAAATGGAAAGCAGCGATTGAGTATTGTAAAGACCGTCGTATGCAATTCAAGATACTTACAGAGCACGAGTTAAAAGTATGAGTATTTTCTCAGAAATAAAAGATGCCACAAAAGGGCAGTATAAGACTAAAGAGTGGTATCGTGCACAACTGGTAGATAGACTTCAACCGTTTAGTGGAATACTTGGGGTAGGTGATATTATATTTTATCAGTATGCAGCACAGACAGAATTACTACCTTTCTTTGATACATATCCTATGACACTCGTTAGTGATGTAGATTTCAATAAAAGGCAGTTTTCTGGTGGAAATTTACATTATTTACGTCCATCAGTCAGACAGGGAGTAGCATCTTCGTGGTCATCAGGCACACAAGCATTTCCTAAGCGATGTTACCATAAATACTTCATGTCAAGTGCTACGAATATGTACATAGTCCCTAAAGAAGAGCTAAAAAACTTTACACCATTACCAGTTGAGCAGTTTGTTAGGGATGTCATGGGTAGATATGTCGAGATTCCCAGTAGTTTTATATGGAGTAGACTCTAATGTCAGCTAATTCATTTGCTCGTTTTAAGGATATAGTCGGGTCTGGATATAAAACCCCAGCTAAGTCTAATCTTTTTGAAGTTAGAATTCCTATACCACCGTCTGTATTGCTAAAAGAAACAACCTTTGGCACTTCTAGAAGCACTGTGGAGCATGCTGATGCTATGAATTACCTTGCGGGTAGTGTAACTGTGCCTGGCAGAAGAGTAACAACAAGTGAAGTAAGAGACATTGGTGTATCTCGTAAATTTGCCACTAACACAGCATTTGGAGACTTACAGGTAGAATTTATAGTAACGAGAGACCAATATCATCGTGATTTCTTTGAGACTTGGATGCAGAGCACAGCATCAGATTCAGAAAATAGAGTAGGATTATATGAAGAGTATACATCTACAATATCAGTCCTTAAATGGGAAAATGGGTCAAATATAGTCTATGAAGACCCAAGTGGCAAGTATAAAGGCACAAGATTAAATCGCTCATCTGCTGTATGGCAAATGTATGGTGCATTCCCATATGACATGTCAGAGCAGACACTTACTAACGGACCTACTGACTTAATGATGCTCAATGTAAACTTTTTCTTTGAGAGATATAGATTTGACAAGATAGGCAATCGTAGTGTAGCATTTGGAAAAGTAGGACAAGGAGACATCAAAGTGACTAATTTTGAAAACGTTGCAACTCAACTTGGATTTGTATTAGAGCAGAAAGATGTTGCCTCTGTGGGTGTCTAAATAAAATTATAATAATGTTTCATTATGCCATTACCTAAATTAGCCATACCTGAGTATGAGTTGGAGTTACCTCTTACAGGTACAAAAGTTACGTATAGACCTTTTCTTGTAAAAGAAGAGAAATTACTTTACCTTGCTATGGAGTCGCAAGACAACAAGCAGATGGTAAAAGCGGTTAAGACTATTATCAAAAACTGCACAAATCTAAAAGGCAATGTAGACAACCTCGCTACTTTTGAGATTGAATACATCTTCCTCCGCATTAGAGCGGTTGCAGTTGGTGAGATTAGTGAATTTAAGATTACCGCACCTGATGATGACGAGACATCTGTTGCTGTCAAAGTACCTTTGCAGGAAGTAGATGTGCAAGTCCCCGATGGTCATGACAAGAAGATTCAACTTGATGACAAGATTGGTATTGTAATGAAGTATCCTTCATTGGATGCGTTTATTCAACAGAATATGAGTGAGAATCCCACTGTAGATGACATCTTTGAGATGGCAGCTAAGTGTATTGACCAAGTATATGATGAAGAAGAAGTTTATGATTCCTTCTCCCATAAAGAAGCACTAGAGTTTCTAGAGAATCTAAATTCTGAGCAATTCGCATTGATACAGAATTTCTTTGAAACTATGCCCAAACTATCACACACTATTGAGGTATATAACCCCAAGACCAAAGTTAAAAGTGAAGTAGTTTTAGAAGGGTTAGCGTCTTTTTTCGAGTAGCATTGATGCATGACAGTCTTGAGAATTACTACAAGACTAACTTCGCATTAATGCAGCATCATAAGTATAGTTTAACTGAGCTAGAGAATATGATGCCATGGGAGCGTGATGTTTACGTTAATTTGCTTTTGGCATTCATCCAAGAGGAAGAGCGAAGACAAAAAGCAGAAAATAATCGTATGTCTCTCTGATGGCAGCAAAACTAAGAAAATTTGTTACTATCAATAAGTTTTCCTCCAAGACTGAGGTGGGAGACGCTTTTAACGAGCTCAGAAAAGGTATCAACCGTGCAGGGGGTGTTGTTGACAATATTGGTCAAAACGTTTATCAACAGTCGACTATATTAAAGTTTCAAGCAGAATATCTCACTGACCAAGGGGTAAGACAGGTAAAAATTGTCAAAAAAGGACAGAGACAGAAGAATACATTTTTTAAGGACTTTAACAAACGTCTTAAAAGGATGTTTGGGAAGAAGAAGCGACAGAAAGCAGAAGATGCTGCAGAATCTGGTGTAAAGGCAGGAGCAAAGGAGGCAGATAAAAGGTTTAAGACAATTCGTAAACCTATAGAAAGTTTTATCGGGATGCTCGGTAAGACTTTAGGCACTATGGTCAAATGGTTTGTGATATATGGTGCATTAGATTTTATACAGAAAAACCCAGAGCAAGTAACGAAATTAGTTAAATTCTTCTTTACTCTAGGTAAATTCGCATTTAAAATAGCATCATTTGGTGTTGGTGGTGTATTAGGTGGTCTCAGTAATACATTTGGAGACCTTAGTGATAAGAATATAGTAGAAAGAGGAATGCGTCGTTTTGTCGGAGTATTCCAGATAATTGGTGGTATTGCAGCATTAAGGACAGCTCAGTATCTTATAATGCCATGGAAATTGATACAGGATGTCAAAGGTATCAATAGCATATTTGATAAGACTGCAGAAACCACAGAAGAATTGAGAGCATCTAGTAAAGCTAGAATAAAAGGGTATAGAGATAAGAAAACAGGAGTCATATACTCAGAGAAAGAATATCAGGCAATGCAAAAGTCAGCTCAGAGAGCTGATTCCAAACGTGCTGCGAAAGCAGGCAGAGGAATGAAGTCTGACCTATATTCAAAACAATTTAAGGATAGATTTCAAACACAGTTTAAAGGTAAGAAGAAGGGTCCTCTAGCAAAACTACAGCAGAGAGGTAGGATTGGTCGTAATAAGATGGGTAAAGGTCTTGGTAAGTTTGCCAAGAAAGTTGGTGCAGGGAAGATAGCAGGCGGTCTTAGTATTATTGGTGGTGTCACACGTATTGCAGGAGGACTAGCACAAGGAGAGCAAGCGGGTGAGGCAGTCGGTGCGGGTGTAGGTCAAGCAGTCGGTGGTATTGCAGGAGCAGCAGCATTAACAGCAGTTGCACCATTCTTAGGACCTTTCGCACCTATGATTGGTAGTGCTATTGGTGGTTTCTTAGGAGAGTGGGTAGGAAAGTCATTTGGTAAGATGGCACAACCTATATTTGAGCCTCTAGGTAGAGCATTTAAAATGTATATGGAGTTGGCAAAGGCATTATATAAACCTTTCGCTGACAAACTAGGACCTTTACTTGGTGACTTATTTGAGGTTTTAGGCACTCTTGGTAAGATGCTGTGGGACTACACAAAACCATTAAGAGATTTCTATGGGTTTGTTTTTGCCACAGGATTTAAAGTAATAGGTAAGACGGTAGGGTTTATTGTCAGAAATGCTAAACGATTGTTGAATCCAAAAAGTGTGGTAGCAGGGTTTGCAGATGCATTGACATTAAACCTGTTTGACTTTGATGGAGAGAGGACTGCATCAGGTGATAAGGCATGGTGGGACGTAGGTGGTGTCTTTACTGGTGACAACGCAAAAAAAGATAAGAAAAATAAGGCATGGTGGGACCCAGCTGGATTGTTTTCTGGCGACAGCAAGGCATGGGGTGGACATGTCGGTGCTCAGTTTGATGAGTTAGCAACAGCATTTAAACAGCAACAGTTTGCAGAAGGTGGTTTAGTCAGTTGTTTCGACACACTGATGAGGATTGCAGGACATAATCCATCTCAGAGGTTACAGGAGTTTGAGTCGGGTGGTAAGGTATTGACTGTGCCCTACTATAATCAGAGAGCAAATGATGATGACCCCGAAGGTCGTAAAGGAGATACACAATGCTATTCAACTGTTATGGCAATGTGGACGAGTTATTTGACAGGTAATACTGTAACTACAAAAGAATACAATAAGACAAGACATAAGTATGGCACGTCAACTGATGCTGCAGCACAACAGAAAGCATTGAAAGATTATGGCATTGATAGTAAGTTAGAGACTGGTGTGCAGGGGTATGATAACTTAAGAAAAGAGATAGATGATGGATACCCAGTCCCTCTTGGGATGAAGTATACAGGCACTGGTCACTGGGCTATGCTAACAGGTTATTCACCTTTAGGTTGGATTGTGCATGACCCCTTTGGTCAATTAGGTATGGGTGGCACTTGGCTCAAGAAAAACTCACAAGACAGTAAGACTGATGGTGTAGGTAAGTCTTATCTTATGAAACGAGATATATTCCAAGACCAGTCACCTGAGAATGATATTTGGATGTGGAGAGCACCTAGAGGTCTAAAAGAGATTACAAAACCTAAAACAGAAGAAGCAGAGAAGGAAGAGGCAAAGAAAAAAGCATGGTGGGACCCATTGGGTGTGTTTACTGGTAAAGATAAGAAGATTAAAACAGTTAAAACTAAAACAGGAGACGACGATGAGAAGGAAGGAGGCACTCCTCTAGAGAAACTATTAGGCAGTCTTGAGGGTGACTTGAAGAAGATGTCAGAAATGATTAACACTTCAGATGATACTCAACAGACATTTACATTCAACGATAACGCTCTATTATCTAAAGCACAGAGGGATGCTGATGAAGAATTAGAGTCTAATGTTGTTTTCGTAACTCAAACTATTGAGAAACCCATAATAAATACAGTTGGAGGAGACCAACCTGTAATTTCTTATGTCTCTAACAATAACGGAATGCTAACGAATGGCAACTAATCCCGCTAGTATAAAAGTCCCTAAGGCAGCTCTTTATAAGATGGTATCTTATAAGGGGTCTACTGGTGGCAAGAAATATACACCCTTACAATCTGCAGATGAGATGGGTAAGATGCAGGGTGATATGGGAAAAGGTTTCCAAGCAGTAATAGGTGGTATAAACTCTTTAGGTGCATCTATTAATAGTATTGCACTAGGTATGCAGAGCATGACTTCTTCTATGAAGTTAGCAGTTGCTAAACAGATTAAGCAGGCAAATAAGATAGAGAAAGTCCAAGAAGATGCATTAAAAGAAGATAAAGAAAGAGAAAAGATAAAAGTAAAAGATGAAGCAAGAAGACGTAAGATACAACAAAGAGATGAAGCAGAAAAAGATTCAGAGGTAGGTAAACCATCTCTATTCAAGAGAATAGGTAAGTCATTCAAAGAGCAGTCTAAGAAAACGTTTGGTGGATTATTTTCTGGATTAGTAAGACTATCTACTTACTTCCTCAAGATAGTAGTGGGATTTGCTGCATTAAATTGGATAGCAAAGAATCCAGAAGCAATACAAAGACTTGCTAAAACTTTAGCATCAGTGGGTAAGTTTGTATTGAGTGTATCGTCTTTCTTAGCAGGAAATGCATTCAATGGTCTTATAAGTTTCTTAGAGAATCCTATCAGTCTTAAAGGATTGTTTGGTGCTCTTCAATTTGTCATTGCTGCAGCACCATTGTTTGCGACAATGGCATTCCTTAGAAATCCTATTGGCACAGTCCGTGCATTCTCATGGGTAATCGGCACATTAGGTAAATCTATAGCAGGAATGTTTAAGGCAGGCAAGGGTATGAAAGCCTTGCGTGCATTCCAACGTAATAAATTTGCAAGAATTGGATTAGGTGTAGGTGCGGGATTAGGCACAGCTTTCTCAATCCAAGCAGCTGGTGGGGATGTAGAAGAGGTTGTTGGTGGTGGAATAGGTGCTGCAGGCGGTAGTATGTTGGGTGCTAAGTTGGGAGAGGCAACTGGTATTCCTGGCATGGGAATGATATTGGGTGCAGCAGGAGGAGCACTTGGTGGAAAAGCAGGAGCAGGCATCGGTAAGATGTTGAAACCTATAATGGAGCCACTAGGTAGATTCTTTAAAATGGTAGGTGACACATTTAATAAGATAATGGAGCCTATTAAAGATAGTTTGAATGGATTCTTTGAAGCATTTGGTGGTGTTATGAATGGAGTCTTAGATTTCATTGAGCCACATATGCCATTGATTGAGAAGATTCTAGGAATAGGTATTGATGTAATGTTTGGACCCTTATTCATGGGGTTAAAAGCATTAACGGCAGTATTGAAATTCTTTGCACCTAAAGCAGATAAAGAAGATGAAGAAGATGAAAAAACATC